TGGAAATATAAACACAAAGATAATTGTAGATTGGTTATCAACCATAAAGTTATTAATATTGAAGTTATAGAGGAAACACATGATGTATATGATATATCAGTTCCAGAATACCATAATTTTGTAGCAGAGGGTGTAGTTTTACACAACTCCCATGCTTCAGATGCGTTCAGGTATTTGGCAGTATCATATGAGGAAGAAGACCCATCGCTTTTAGGTGGTAGTGTTCAACAAAGAAACAATGTCTTAAACTACAAAAGGAAAAAACTACAAGGGGTGTCTCGAACAAAGAAGCGTAAAACAAACCATGTAGTAGGTTCATCACAATATAAGGGTAATATGGAATTGGATAAGGAGGGGTTATGGAAATAAGGGTATGTAATGCTAATGATGTAATAGAATTGTTACAATTAGCAAGGGATGATGATGAGAAAAACTCAGTGGACACATGGGAACAATATCAAAAGTGGTTGCTTGATAGTTTATATACTAAAAATAACTTTGTTTATATAGCAGTAGATAATGGTAAGATAGTAGGATTCTTAGTGTGGAATCTTTTCATTAAGCTATTCAAGTGGACAGCATATCTTGGTTATATTTATGTGTCAAAAGATAAAAGAAACAGAGAGGCGTCTTCTTTGTTGGTTAAAGAGTTTATTAAAGCTGCATATAAATCGCCCGCACAAAGGTTTGAATTCAGTAGTAAGGTACTACCCAGTAAATGGGTAAAGTATGTTTCTCTGAATGTACCCCATGATAAATATATGACTTACCATATCAAGCGGAGTGATGAAATAAGAGAGTGGTATAATGAAAATATACGAGAAAATTAGAATTGATATTGAAACAGGTGAAATATTAGAAGAAGTCAGTTATGAATATGAAGGTCCTATTGCTAAATGTGATGGCGATGGTGGCGATGGTGGCGGTGATGGTAGTAGTGGTCCTGGAATGGGAGACGGTGCTAGTATAGGTGGTGATATGGGTCCATCAGCTGGTTTAGGTGCTGCTGGCGTTTCTGGTCCAAGTGGTGACTCCAGCCCAAGTGGTGATTCTAGTAGTGGCAGTAGCAGCAGTAGTTTTGGTCAATCAGATGTATCTGGTTTAGCTGCAGCAGAAGCAGCCGCCTCTACTGGTGATTTATCTGGTATGGGTTCGGATGCTTTATCAGGATTTGCGATGGATATGAGTGATGTTAACTCATCTAATACTTCTGTCGCTGATGCACAGGCTGATGTAGATGCTGCTAACGCTGGTTCATTTGGGTTTAGTTCACAAGATGCTCTTCTTGGGTTTACTCTTGGTTCAACATTAACAGGAAATCCAATAGCGGGCGCTATAGCTGGTATTGGCGCTGGAATTATAGGTGGTTCAACTCCAGGCACTGGTGGTGGAACGACTGGCGGCGGCGAAGGCGGCGGACCTGATGGCGGAGGAGATGGCGGAGGAGATGGCAGGGGCAACACTAATTTAGGTCCTTTACCCCCAGCTGAAGAAGTACCACCAGAGGTTGATGTTCCTCCAGAAGGCGGAACGGAGGGGGATGTAGTTGATATTCCACAACAAGAATACTTACAGGAATTATCAGCAAGAAGAGACCAACGTTTTGGTTCTTCTGATACGATGCAATTTGAGGAAGGAGCTAATCCGTTTATATACATACCAACCGCATGGGGTGCAGGCGGAGCTGGTACACTAGACATCGAAACTGAAGATGATGTCGAATTGGTATTCGGTTAAGGGGGCAATCATGATAAAAGCAGAACCAGTAAGTATAAAAGAAAGATTAGACCAATTAGCCGCTGAGAGAACACAGTGGGAATCGCTGTGGCAAGATACGATTGATTTAATGCTCCCAAACAGATCACCCATAATTGGTGAAGTATACCCAGGAGAAGACCGCAGTGTTAAAATTTTTGATAGTACAGCTAATAAGTCCCTACTTCGTCTGGCTGCTAATCTAAATGACATGCTTACTAATCAGTCAAGTCATTGGTTTCAATTAAACATAGAAGACCAGGCACTTGCTAGTGAACAAAATGTACAAAAATGGTTAATGGAGGTAACTCGGAAGGTCAGAAAATATTTAGATGATTCCAATTTCTATGACCAAATACATGAGCTTTATATGGACTTAGGTTCTATTGGAACTGGAATACTTTTTATTGAAGATAGTGATGACGAAGGCAAATATCTAAATTTCAAAGCTTGTCACATCAAAGAAATCTTTATTGATGAAGATAAATATGGAAAAGTAGATACAGTGTTTAGAGAAGTGGTTATGTCAGTGAGACAGTGTTATCAGAGATGGGGTGATAAGCTCAGTGATAAACTTTTAGATAAGTATGAACAAGATGCAACAGAAGATGTTCCCATTCTTCATGCTTGTTTTCCTAGAGAAGAAAGAGACCCAGAAAAGAAAGACAATCAAAATATGAAGTACTGCTCGATATGGATGGAAAAAGAACAAGACCATATTATCACAGAGAGTGGTTATGAAACATTCCCATATCTTGTTCCACGGTGGTTGAAATCTAGTGGTGAGAAATTTGGTAGAAGCCCTGCATTGTCAGTGCTTGCAGACATTAGGACGTTGAATGATATGATGGAAACATTGTTAAGAGCAGCTCAGTTTGCAGCCGATCCTCCACTCCAAATCCCTGATGATGGGTATATGAGTTTAGATTTAGAACCAGGAGGGCACAGTGTTTATAGGTCAGGAACTAATGACCGCATCGTCCCTCTTGAAACTGGCAAGCGTGTTGGTATTAACAGCGAACTATTACAACAGTCGAGAGATAGTATTGCTGATGCATTTTTTACTACTCAGCTGCAGGTTATAGATAAATCTGAGATGACAGCTGAGGAAGTTAGAGCAAGGATGCAAGAGAACATGAGAATTATCGGTCCAACCGTAGGTCGTCTGCAGAATGAATTACTAAGCGATCTTATTTACCGTGTGCTAAATATTTTACAATACTCTGTTGATTCCAACAATGATCCAATATTACCTATTCCACCAACAGAGATTCAAGGCGAAGAGTATTCGTTGAAATATGTTTCACCACTAGCTAAGGCAAAACGTCAGAATGAATTACAAGCTATTAACGGCGCTGTGGGAACTGGCTTTCAGTGGGGCGAGGTTAAACCAGAGGTCTTAGATAATTTAGATATTGATTCAGCTTATCGTAGAGCAGTAGATATTATGGGTGCTCCAATAGATATATTGGTACCAGAAGACGCAGTCAAGAAGGAAAGGGCTAAACGAGCGCAGCAGATGGCTCAAGCTAACCAAATGGCTGCTGGACAAGGGCAAGCCGATATAGCTGAGACAGCATCCAAGGCAGAAAAAAATATGTCGGAAGTGAGGATAAATAAGGATGAGCGATAAAATGACGAAGGAATTTGAAAAGAAGGTTAGGATGTTCATACAGTGTTTCGGGACTGATTCAGGGCAAGAAGTATTTGAAGATTTGTACAGACATTGTCAAGTAGATTTACCATCTTTGACTAAGAATAAAGATGGGTCAGTTGACTCATTACATATGGCTTACAAAGATGGAGCAAAATCAGTATATTGGTATATTAAAAAATTAATTGAAACGGACTTACCCACTGGGTAACTCACGGTCTGCAGGCATGCAGGTAACTGAGAGTCCAATAAGGGGGAAATTATGCCAGAAGAAAACACAGTACCAGAAGGATTAACGATAGCAGAGGATGGAAAATTAACGGAACACCAAAAAAATTTTATGGACAAGGGTTGGAGATTGATGTCGCCAGAATATGGAACACACCCTTCAACAGAAAGTCATAGTGGTTTAGATAGTTTTATTAAATCATACGTTCATAAAGAAAAAGCACTTGGCGGAAAAAAATTACCTATGCCGAGGAAAGATTGGAAGTCAGAGGATTGGCAGGAATTTAATGAGCAGATAGGGACGCCTAAAGAAGCCAAAGATTATGGTCTTGAAGCCCATGAGGGTATAAATGAAGCAGACATGGATTGGTATAAAGAAATGGCTCATAAGAATGGGCTAAGTGATCGTCAAGCTAAATCGTTGTGGAACGATATGTACGAAAGAAACACTAATGCTCGTAAAACACTTACAACCAAACAAGCACAAGAAAAAGAAACTAAAATTAGTAAGTTGAAAGATAAGTGGGGGTCTGATTTCGAGGCTATGCTTACTTCAACCAATAAAGGATTTAAGAAGTGGGACACAGATGGTAGTGTTATGAAAGTCCTGAAAGATAGAGGCTTGATGGATGAGCCAGATATAATTGAATTAGCACATAAAATCGCTTCAAGCTTTAATGAAGACAATGCACCTGGTGGCACAAAAACACCTAGACCAGTTACGAAAGAACAGGGTGCAGCTAAAGCTAAGAAGCTTATGTCGGAAGCTATTAAAAATAAAAAAGACAGCGCGCTCTTCAATAAAAACGATCCAATGCATGAAGAAGCAGTGGCAGAGTACACTAAGTACGCTGGAATGGGTGGTTCTTAATGGCCGCTCTGACACAGAAACAAAAAGATGATATAGATTTCAAAAAGAATTTAGAAGCGCGCGTTCAGTGTATTACTCTTGCCATGACATACGGCAAGAACAAAGAACGCCCCTGGGGTTTAGCCGACCAAATTTATAGATGGGTTAGGTATGGAAATCCCAGAACACCGACTTCGTAGAAGGCACACCTTTCCAGGTCCTTTGAAGAAGTTAAAAAGTAAGGGGGCAACCCGCAAGGGTCCCGAAACCCACTTACCGAAAGAGTCCTCATTGAGGGTAACTCCGAAGGTCGCGTATCTCGGCGTAATCGAGAAATAAAACTTTAACAATAGGAGATATCCAAAATGGCAGAAATTAGTGATGTAACTAAAAATACATATCAAATGACCTTTTCTACCCTGGAACAACAGATGGGCAGTAAGCTCCAGGATGCAGTTATTCGTGAAAACGTAGAGGGTGAATTCTATTTCACAGATTCTCAGGAAGCTGCTGACTTTATAGAAACCTTTACAAGAAATGCTGATACAGTAAATCAGGATTTGACTTTTGAAAGACGGAGACTTGGTCTTCGTAGATTTAATTACGCACCTATGATTGATTCCTTTGATAAGATAGCACTCATCAATGACCCAACTTTCGCTGCGACTAGCAACGCTCTTTACGGAGCAGGTCGTAGAAAAGATGCACTCATTGTTGAAGCTGCTTATGGAACAACTTATGGATCTTATGACAACTCCACATCCTTTGTGTATGACACCAATAATACTATTGCTGTTAATGAGGGTGGTGCTGGAAACGTCGGGCTGACCGTTGAGAAACTGCGCGCTATGGCAGAGATTTTCGAAGCAGCTGACGTGCCTGATGAGATTCCTAAATTTATCGCTGGAACAGCGAAACAGAAAAGAGATTTATTAGCTTCTACTGAAGTAACCAGTGCTGACTATGCATCCGTGAAGGCATTAGTTCACGGGGTCGTAGACAGTTTTATGGGCTTCACCTTTATCTGGGTGAATGGTTCAGTTGATGGCGCTAAAATCATTCCTGTTGATGGAAGCGGTTACAGGCGTGTATTGGCATGGGCTCAAGATGGATTGACTTTGGGTGTTGGTAAAGATGTTGCTACTGACATTCAAATAAGAGTTGATAAGAACAATAGTTATCAGCTGTGGCATGAAATGTTTATTGGAGCCAACCGTACATCCGAAAAGAAAGTCGGAAGCATTCTTTGTTCCGAGGTTTAAGATTAAAAAAATAAATCAACTAGGAGGATTTTTAGATGACCACATATTACAGTGTTAATAAAACAAAAAACCTCGCTCCGTCGAATTCGAACATTTTACCTGCCGCTGAAAATGGCAGTCCTGTTCGTTTTATGCACGACAGCTACGAAGCTGCCGGCGTGGTGAAGGGAAGTACTATTAAAATGGGTGGAGTGATACCTAAGGGTGCCATTATTGACCCAGATAGTAAGTTGTATCATGACGCTCTTGGCTCTAACTCAGCTCTGGCTGTTGGTACCGCCGCTCTCGGTGTAGAACTGAGCGCTAGTGAAGCTACAACCTCTGCTGGTACTTTAGAGTTGGGTGCTGATGTAGATAGTTTTGGTACCCCACTTACAGCTGACTCCGAGATCTACGTCAGTGTATCTGGTACAGGTGCTATTACTGGTACACTGCGTCTTGCTCTTAAATACGTGAGTATGTAAGAAAACTAAACAGGGAGCCTTTCTAGAGGGCTCCCTTAATAGAAGAAAATTAGGAGGTTATATGTCATCTCTCGTGGGTATGATAAATGCAAGTTTGGTTAAGGTTGGCGGTAATACAATTCTCTCTTTGACTGAGGGCAGTGAGGAGGCTCGGCATTGTAATATTAGATATCAAGAGATTATGGATACTCTGCTCCAGAGTCACCCTTGGAACTTCAGCATACATAGAGCAACGCTGACTCCACTAACTACCACACCAAACCATGAGTGGGATTATCAGTTCTTACTGCCAACAAACCCATATTGTTTGAAGGTTCTTAGTGTGTATGATGATTACCCATTCAAGGTAGAGGGTAGAAACATCTTGTGTGATGAAGCTAGTATTGATATAAAATATATAAAAAGGGTCACAGATGTAAATACTCTATCACCAATATTTAGAGAGTTATTTTCATTATATCTTGGCTCTGAATTAGCTTATCCAATAGCTGGAAGTAATAGTTTGAAACAACAACTTCTAGCAGAGTTTACCAGAATGCTAAGCGTTGCAAGGTCTATTGACGGTCAGGAAGGAACTCCCCAAAAGTTTAAGACTGGATCTTGGATTAGTTCAAGAGGTAGAGGTTCAAGTAGATACGCTGTAGCGCGGAGGTATTAATAATGGCACGAACAACTACGTTATATTCTGATTGGACTGGTGGTGAATTATCTCAGAGATTGGTAGGACGGTCTGATATTCCTATCTATAAAAAAGGTGCTCACGAACTAACCAATGTTCTTATATGGGCGCATGGAGGTATAACCAAACGACCAGGTACATACTACAAGTCCACAGCATTAGATTCAACTAAACCAGTGAGACTAATTCCGTTCGAGTATAGCACCACTCAAGCATATGTTATAGAGCTTGGAAACTATACAGCGAGATTCTATAGAAACAGTGGTATAATATTAGATGGTGCCGTACCTTATGAAATAGTGACACCATGGGCAGCTGAGGACTTACCTCTTCTTAGGTTCGTTCAATCTGCTGATGTGTTGTTTGTAGTACATCCAGACTATCCCCCTAAACAACTCACAAGAACAGGTCATACTTCCTGGACAATAGAAGACCATGAGTTCGAGAATGGTCCATTCCTTGAGAAGAATACTACTTCTATTACTGTTAACCCAACAGCTACAACTGGTTATGTAGGTCTAACTGCGTCAGTAGGAATATTTGATTCAACTCACGTTGGTTCTCTGTGGAAGATAGAAGACAACTTAACTGAAGAAACATCTGCAAGTGGTTCAAATCAATATACAGATGCCATTCAAGTAGATGCTGGTGAAGATATTATAGCACAAATAAATGGAACATGGGTTGGGTCAGCTACACTACAACGCTCACTAGATGTTGGGCTAACTTGGTTAGACTACAATACTTTTACTATTAACACAGCTGTATCTTTCACTGAAGCACAAGACGAGGTGTTTTATAGATTGGGTATTAAGATAGGCGACTACACAAGTGGTACAGCAGAACTTGCTTTAATCAAGATGCGGGAATATGGTATAATGAAAATAGAAGAGTTTAATACAAGTACCAATGTAAGTGGAACAGTTCAAAGGGCTTTTCCTACAGCAGATGCTACAACCAATTGGTACGAGGGTACATGGAGTTCGTTGAATGGATATCCTGAGACAGTAGCGTTCTTTGAACAACGTCTTATATTCGGTGGTAATTGGTATAGACCCCAAACTGTATGGGGAAGTCGCGTAGATGACTACATAGATTTTGATGAGGGTATTGGAAATGATGATGACTCCTATAGTTTTACGTTAGTGTCTAACGATGTTAATGCCATTAGATGGATGACTGCTGTTGATACCTTAAGAATAGGTACCGTTGGCGGGGAGTGGAGATTTGGTAATAGGGACTCCGCTACTACCCCAACAAATGTAAATGTAAAGAAATACACAACTGAGGGTTCAGCTGCTATACAAGGACAACTTATAGGAAACAGCGTTCTATTCGTACAGAGAGGAAGTAACAAGCTAAGAGCGATGATTTACGACCTTAGACAAGATACTTACCTCACACCTGAAATTACGTTGAAAGCAGAACATATGCTTAAGGACACAGGTGGAGTTATAGATATGACGTATGCCTCACAACCAGACCCTATTATATGGATGGTGACAGAAGACGGCACGTTAGTAGCTTGTACATATGACCAAGGTAACGGTATTACAGCATTCCATGAACACGAAACAGATGGATACTTTGAGAGTGTTACATCTATAGCTGGCTCTAATAGAGATGAAGTTTGGGTAGTGGTAAAGCGTACTATAGATGGTAGTGATGTAAGATATGTGGAACAGTTTCAAACCACTGATTGGACAGATCAGGATGATGCTATATATCTTGATTCATGCTTAACCTATCAGGGCGCTGCTTCTACTACAATTAGTGGGTTGGAACATTTAGAGGGTGAAGAGGTTTATATTATTACAGATGGTGCTACACATGCACCTCAAACAGTAGCAGGTGGAGAAGTTAATCTCAACTGGGCTTCTGACAAAACACATGTAGGACTCAGATACACATCCAACGCTGTTACAATGCCAATAGTACCGCCTGTTGAGGCAGGTACTTCTATGGGCAAACGGAAAAAAGCTTTTAAGTTAACAGTGAACTTCTACAAGACGAACTACTGCAAGATAGGAGCTTATGGTGATACCTTGGATGAGATACCTTTTAGAACTACAAACGATGAGATGGATAGAAGAGTACCACTTTATACTGAAACGAGAGAACAAGCGTTTCCACATGGGTACGTCAGAGACTTAAAAATACACATACAGAGTGATCTACCATTACCGTTCTCAGTCTCTGGATTGGGACCGATGACTGGTGCATCACCAAACTAAGAGGTGACATATGAGTTGGTTAACAGGTGGGTTAATGCTTGGAGGTGCCGTTTTAGATTGGATGGGCTCCGAAAGTGAACAAGATGCCATTGATGATGCAGCTGATGCTCAAGCTGCGGAGTTAGCTAGAGTAGCAAAAGCTAATAAAGAGCTCTCCTATCAAGATGCAAAAACTGCACTTAGAATGGGTCAGAAGCGTAGATTTCAAGCTGATGCACAATCTGGCATTATGTATAACAATCTACAGAAGTTGTTGTCTACTCAAAGAACTCGCTACGCCAAATCAGGTGTGAACTTAAAAGAAGGTTCTCCTGTAGATGTCATGGAAGCCACAACAGAAGCCGCTGCGAAAGATATCATGAATGTGAAATACCAAGGTAAGAGTGCTCAAGCTGAAGCTAATAGTTTGGCAAGAAGGTATGTAACATTAGCAGAAAATGGTATGAGAGATGCTGCTGCTCAGGCGTCATTAATACAGGATGCTGCTAATGATGCTACAACTGCCTCTAAGTGGGATCAATACAGCAGTGTATTTAATACAGCATATCAATGGTATCAAGTATCATAGGAGGAAAAATTGAATATACCTACATATAATGAAAAAGTAACGCCTGGTGCTCAGTCAGAAGGAGTATTTGTATCTGATGTTTTGAGACGGACGCCTAATAGAATACCCACACTTGACAAAACTGGCAAAAGTATGAGTAGGATGGGTAAGACCTTGGCTAACATAGGCATAGATATGGAAGAGGCATATAATGCTAAACTGTTGGCAGACAGCCAAGTAGATACTATGAAAAAGTTTGCTGATCTCGATAAACAGATGCAAGACCCTATGTGGAAAGCACAAGAAGAAAATCACTGGTCTAAGTGGAACGACCATTATTCAGAAGCAAGTGGTAAAATCATTAATGACATTGAAGAAAACTTTGGTGGTGGGCGTAAAGCCAAAGACATGGCTCTTAGAAAAGCCCAAGAATATCAAATCAACTATGGTGTCAGAAGTGATACAAGAGCAAGGTCTGCTCAAGTAGATGAGCATGAACAAGACGTAATCACTAAACAACAGGATTATACTGAGTTGGCTGTCGGTGCTTATATGAATAAACAGATGGATGCTCTAGCAGACATCACACAAAACTTTTCCTCCTATCTTGCTGGTCAAGTAAAATCTGGTGTAATGACACCACAACAGGCACAAGCAAGAATTGATAATTTGAATACCGATGTTGTTAATGGAGTATGGACATATAGAACTACAAAACCTGAAGAAGCTTACGCAGCATATACTGAGTTAGGTGGGTTAGAAAAGTTGTATAGTAAAATGAATTCCACTGAAAGATTAACAGAGGAAGAAAATGATTTACTACAAGAGATAGAGTCCACTGGTTTAGGACTTGCTGATGTTATTAGATACAAGAATCAAGCTCGTAAAACAATGATGGATGCTATAAAGCTGGCAGAAGCCACTAATAAAGAAGAACAAGAGAGAGTAGAGAAAGCGCTGAAAGCTTCACAGAATTTGAATGTAAAAATGTTTATGATTCGAGCACAGAATGGCACAATGACACCAGAATTTATGACTCTCTTTGATGAAGAATATATGCATGGTGGCATATCTGAAGACGATTACAAAGCTGTGAAAGCAATATCCAGAACTACCGCAGGTAAAGATGAGAACAAAACAGAGAGCAAAGACCTATTGATAGAAGCGTACACAATGCTGTCAAGAAATCAAAAATTAGGCGAATGGATTGAGAACAATAAAAAAGACCTAAAACCATCTACTGTTAAGGACTTAGTGAAGAAGAATGCTGACAGACAATATAAACGTGGACTGAGTGTTATAGAACAGCTGCTCAAACCACATCCATTGGATACTTCATACGCCGCCAAGAGGAAGAAGGGTCAATTTATTGATGCGGTAATAGAATATGATAAACTATTAGCTGCTGAGGAAGACCCAAATGTTGTGGTCAATCATGTAAAATTAGGTAGAGATGCAGCTGAGTCAACTGACCCAACCTTGGTATTAACCGATGAACAAAAGAAGTTGGACGTCATATTACGACAGACACGAAAATTAGCAGAACAAGCTATACCTAAAGGCTTACAGCCAATGGTAGTGCAGGAACGACAAAGAGTAATAAATGAAAAATACATTACTGATTTTAACCAGATGATAAAAGATACTACAAAATAAGGAGCTGACACAAATGGCTAATAACTTAGAAAAAATCATCATAAATAACATTGAAGAGGAAGAATCCGTCGATAAAAAATTTGGTTTTGATTACGGATATTCTAATATGGAACAACTAGACCTTCCTCGAGGTAGAGATTGGGAACCAGAAGAAGCTCCTGTCGATGATGTTGGTCAAGGCGAGGCAGCCAAACCAAAAGAAGAGCCAACCGAACCAATAGAGGAAAAGAAAGTTGCTCCTAGTAAAGCAAAGAAACAAACTGAGGATTGGGTCCCATCTGATAAATCGGAGCCCTTTACAAGAAAGGATTATGATTTTTATGACAAATTCATGACTGATGTGGATCGTGAGAACCTCAGTATAAATATTAAAAAGTTTTCCTTCTTTAATCCAGAACTTAAGAAAGAACAGGTGTATGAAAAGGCGTTTAGAGAAACTGTAAAACACTATGACCAAGAACGAAAAGATATAAAAAATACGCCTATTAGACCAATTAAAGAGCAAAAACTGTTTCATAACTTTGGAAATGAACTTAAACAGGTTCCTAAAGAATTAGGGCGTGGTGGTGTTGCTGGCACTTTAGGGTTAGCTGAAAGTGTTGGTACAGTTGCTAGATATATAGGTAAACGTTTGGAACCTGAAGCTCTGACTTTTGAACAAATGCCAGCTAATGAGAAAGCAGAAGTAATTAGTATGAAGGCTATAGTCCAAAAGAGAGATGGTTTGACACCTGAACAAGCTCAGATAAGAGCGATGAGCATTGTAAATGAACAGCATATGAAACCTGCTGAAGGTTTGTCTGACACACTTGTTCAACAAGGCGAGTTGATAGAAAAATATTGGGGCGAAGCTAGTGAAATGTGGGGACCGCCTGATAAAATAAGTAATAAGAATGTAGTTGATGACCCACACTTGTTAGGAAGTCCTGTATGGTGGGCGTATAATATAGGTAATATGATTCCAACATTAGCTGCGTCTATACTTCCAGGCGCTGCAGCTGCTAAGACAATTAGATCATTTGGTGTTTTGGCAAAGTATACCCCAGCAATGGTATCAAAGATAGCAACTCTTGGCGGAGCCATCACTGGTGGTACTGTCGGCGGTGGGTTGGAAGGAACAGCCACATATCGGTCAGTTATTGAGGCGGGCGGTACTGAAATAGAAGCAGCACGAGCTGCTGAACTTATGACATTATTTTCTGCTGGACTGAATTCATTATCAGTTGGTAAAGTACTTCAGAAAGCAGGACCAGGATTCAAAGCAAAAGTAGTAAAAAAATTAGGTCAAGGTGCTTGGGAAGGTATAACAGAAGGAGCTGAGGAGCCAGCAGAGGTGACAGCGAGGCTTGCTGCTTTACTTCAAACTGGTCAAGCACTTCCTGTTAATGATGCTATAGTTGACTTGTATATTGAATCTCTAAAAGAGGCGGCTACTATTGCGCCTATTGCTGCTGTCACTGGTATTGGCGCTCCAAGTGGTGGCGGTTCAAAGAAAGACCCATATACTTACAAACAAGGTCAGTCATTTAAGAATGTAAGAACTGAACTTGATAAAGTGTATCCAGCTATGCCAGCAAAAGAAAAGGATGAGATGGCGTTTGTTGCATCAAGAACGATTGGTATGGCTAATGCACCATTAGATGCTGTTGGTAATGTCCTACAATTAAGAACAATTATGGGTGATACTGATTTCAGAACCTTTGCAACTAATTGGTTCTCAGCCACCATAGGTCCAGGGGTGGCAGAAGAAGTAGAGTCCTCACCAGAAGCCATGGTTATACTTCGTACCTTAAATCCTGACTTAAAACCAGTAGAGTTTGAGGCACACGCCAAGGAAACCGTTCCTGTAATGAACAAAGATTCTGAGGAAGCTGGCATTGTACCTACTTTATCAAGTGGTATGATTTCTACTGAAGCAGGTGGGGCAAAGCTTACTATGGATCAACTATCCAAGTATGTATCACCAGAACAGAAAACTATAAACGAAGGCAAGAACATGGTTGAAGAGCCAGTTGGGGCTACTATTATGGAAAACCCATCTATGGCTAAGAAGAAACTTACCAAGCAACAGAAGAGAGAAAAGAAACGATTGAAAGAAGTCGCAGCTAGGAAACAAAATGTCTCTGTAGAACAACATGATCAGCTGATAGCTCTAGACAAAGCTGTGGCGGAGGGTTTGGTCGAAACACCTGAGATGCAAGCTGCAGCAGATGCTTTCAAAATACTCATAGAATCTAAACCAGGAAGTCCTGAGAGGCAGCAGTTCTCAGAGACACTTAGAAAAGACGTTAAGGACAACTTAGCGAGTTTTGAGAAAGACGATGCTCGTGGTGTGTTCTACACCAGCCTTATAGAAGCAGGTGTAAAGGAAGAACAAGCACTCCTATATGCTGAAATATACGACAACGTTGCTGAAGCATCTGTAAAAAAAGGTTGGATTGAGAACACTAACCAATTCTACTCGTTTTGGATGAACCCAGCATCAATTAATGCAGAACAACATATTAAAGAAGCAACTCAAGGGTTCAGCTCTCAATATATAGCACAGAACCAATCACCTCAGCAGATGCAAACGGAATTGAAAATCAAGGATCATCTGAGGGCGCTGTTATCTAGTGAAAGATTTGGTGATACTAAAATAATAAACACCATACAGCCTATACCTAGAGTGTTCAATCTACTGCAGATGGACACAATGGATAAAGCAATTAAGATACTCAAGGCTAAGAATTTTTTAAGTCCACAAGTAAGAACAGCAGATATGACACCGAAACAAGAAGCAGAACTTAAGACAATGATTGTAGCTCATGAAACTGGGCATATAATGCATGATTTCTTGTTCATCCATGACCCAGCTGCTTACAAACAAATTGCTGATTTCTACGGGGAAGATGCTACAACTCCAATTATGATGTGGGATCCACAAGTACAGGAGCAGGTGGCAGATTCCTGGGCAACTTTCTTACTAACTGGTCAAGCACCTAACAGTAAACTTAAAACAGCATTTGAGAAGATGAAGGCTTGGTTCACTGCTATGGCTAATAAAATGCTGATGTTCAAATTTCAAAGAGATGCGAGAAAGGGTGACCCAGAAGTAACTGAAATAATGAAAACGTTGTTTGATGTTGATGTAAACAAAACAGAACCTGGTATTGGTGAAGCCGCAAAAGATGTAGCTAGTGGCAAAATTGTAATGGACCCAGCTATGGCACTTGACGATGACTTCAAAAATGGGTTGAGTGATGCTGATAAACAACAAGCTGATTTTGAGAAGAGCCAAGAAGCACGGGACAAAGTACGAGATGCTACATCAGGCGCTGGAAGAGACCCAGATGCACCTATTGTTACATACACGCATAAACCAGGCACCTTACCTAAAGAAGGAGCTGTGGAATTTTTACGTGGTGAGGAATCAACTGAAAGTTTATTTCCTGAGGATGTAGGTACGCTAAACAGAGAAGCTAGAGGCTTACCAGTAGATGAGAATTATACACCGTGGGAACCTACTGATGGCGAACCAAGACGACCAAATTATGATATTGATTGGGGTTTAGTTACCGATGAAAGTAAGATGCAAGAAATGATAGAGTTCGTAAAAGCAGATGAAGCTGAATTTCTTGACCAAGCATCCAGGTATTATGAGTCATTAACAGAACCTGCAGACCAACAAGCATACGCAGATAAGTTGAACGCTATACAAGAAAACTTTGGTGACTATGTTAGGGAATCTACTGGCGGAGAACAATCTTGGGCTCTGTTGGAAAGGCTTGCTGCACAGACAAATGTCACAGAGGAACAACTTCGAAGGATGCCAAATCTTGGTAATGCCGCTGAAGTTTTAGCATACAGAAACTTATTCAACACGAAGAAAAACTTTTTACATCGGATGTTGAAAACATATAATGATCCAACTAATTCATTTGCTGATAAAGAAGCAATGAAACCAGAGCTGTTCAAAACAGTAGACCAGTATTACGCGATGATGCGCGGTGTTATGGGGCTTAGAGCTGAGGCTGGTAGAGTGCTGAACTCATGGAAGCTTTCACCTAATTCAAAAGAACTACAGCTCGAAGAGTTCGCTGAAAAGACCAAAGACTTACCTGGTGTTCATGAAACAGATAAGTGGGCTCTGGCTATGGAAGAGGCGCTTGAGATGGGCAACGAAGGAATGATGGTAGAGAACTTCAAAGCATATGGTATAACTGACATATTCGTTGAGTTGTTCTACAACAGTATTCTTTCTGGTCCAGCCACACAAATGAGAAACCTTACTGGCAACACCTTAAATATAGTAGCAGATGCTTTCCTAGAGAGACCCGCTGCAGTGATGATGAGCAGCCTTAGAAGAGGAAGTAAAAAAATAATAGCGACCGCGACCAACAAAGAAATAGAAGAGGACGCAGATCTAGTCCCAATGTCAGAAGTTGCATTTAATATGTACGGATTCTTTGAAGGTGTTATAGAAGGACTTAGGGCATTGTGGAAGTTCGGGAACATGCCAGCAATGGAAGCAATAGAAGAACTGGATAGGACTGCTGACCCAAAAGATATGGACAGAAGGGTTATCACATCTGAGAATTTTAGAAACATGGCTACCATGGGGGCTATCACTAGAGGTCTAGAGGCTAAGACGCCAAGATTGGCAGGTGCATATAACGCAGTCATTGATAACGTTGGTTTAGCATTAAGATTCCCATCAACCTTACTTGGTATTGGTGATAAGGTATTCGTAGACTTTCTTGGCTACAGGATGGCTTTGAATTCATTAGCGTATAGACGTGCTTGGCAAGAAGGTAAGAAAAAAGGATGGAATTACCAAACTATATTTAAGAAATATCAACACATAAAGTTGAACCCGCAAAAGTTCAAACTTGATAACAAAAACATTTCTAAAAAAGCTGTAGAGAATGCTAAAGAATTAGCTTTTAGACAGGAAATCACTGGAAAACCTGGTGAATTGATATCCTGGCTGAACAGTATTAGACCAATTAGCCTTATCTTACCATTCAAATCTACACCATTTAATATCAATAAACATGTATTGAAAAGGATTCCTTTAATTCATATGTTTTTTGATGACTATAAAAATAAATCACAGGCTGAGAAAAGTATCGCTGATGGTAGGGCTTTTATAGGAGCTTCGGCTGTAGCGGCTTTAATGTGGGCAATCATGGGCGAACCACCCGAAGACAAAACAGTAGCTGAGGGAGTTCAATTCCCATTAATAACTGGTAGAGGTCCTGAGAATAAACAACTTAGAAAGACCATGGAAAGAATGGGATGGCAAGAATACTCAATCAGAACTGATACTGGCTACACCACTTACAAGAACATGGAACCCTACTCAACCTTTTTAGCTATTGCTGGAGAAACTTCTGAGATATTTGCCAATGGTTTGAAAAGTGGCTCTGATAAAGAGATGGAAGTCGAATGGGATCAAAGGGCAGCTGAGTTCACCGTCGGTGTGATTGGCGGAGTTATACATTCTGTCGCTGATAAATCTTTCTTGACCAATTTGTTTGACACTATCGACATCGTGACAGCGGAATCAAACCAACGTTCTAAAAAATTATTAAGATTAGGACAAAAAACTGTCACATCCTTTGTACCATATTCAAATCTTGTCAGATCGATAAGAAGGGATGTTGACCCATATATGAGAGAAGTAGGCACAATCGCTGATATGATGTATAATGATATACCAGGATTTACAGAAAAGCTGCCACCTAAGAGAAATCTTTGGGGCGAAGCTCAATGGTATTCTGGTATTCTTGAGGAGCAGCATGGAAGAATGTGGTCTCCAGTATACAGCAGTAAATTCCCAACAGATGGGGATCCAGTTGATGCTGAAATAGCAAGATTAATTGCGGCTGGTGAAGCTGTTAGAGGGATGCCAAATAGAACTCAGAGTTTCAAATCAACTGTTGAAAGAGGTGCTATGAACTCGCATCCTGTTAAACTCAGTGATAGGAAATACGATAAATTAATTATTTTTATGAATGGTAAAACGACTGAAGAGGGTCCAAGTTTGATGAAGCTGGAGATTAAAGCCTTGATGGCAACTGATCTGTATAAGAAAGAAATGATACCTGGAAAAAGAGCAATGATAAATACTGCAATTGATGATAGGTTGCAGGCAGCTAAGGAACGAATCATCAACAGTGATAGAGAAGTTGAGTTAAGACAATTTGTCAATAGAAAATCCAAGGAAGTATTCGAGAGAAAATTTAAGAGATAAGGGGAAACCATGACTGTCAATACATTAAACAGTTCTACTGAATCGGTAGCCGATGGAATAGTGAGAACATTTTATTTTGATTTCTATCTCCAGCAGGAACTTGATTTGAAGATATATACCATAGAAGATGGGGTGCAGACAGAAGAATCAGCTTATGACCTTGATGAAGGTTGGGGTGATACAGGCGGAAGTATTACTTTTCACGTAGATGAACAACCAGCTGATGGAGTTACTGTTCTGATGAAGCGTGTTATGGCGGCTACTCAGGAAGCTAACTATATACCAGGAGACCCGTTTCCAGCTGATGTCCATGAATCGGCGCTAGATAAGTTGACTTTATTGGTACAAGGTGGAGAGTATGTGAGTCAGAATGCTATAGTAGTGCCTGATGGTGACACCGCTACTAATTTGGTATTACCTTTTGCGACTGCTAGGGCTAATACTTACCTAAGCTTCGATGCTAATGGTAATGTCACTGTAGCATCGATACCAGATGAGGTTGCAGGTGTTCTTGATTTAACAGATGGTGCGTCTATTGATTGGAATTTATATAATGGGAAGGTAGCCAGAGTAACTATAGCAGGAGA